AAAATTTTAAATATCTTAAAAATGAAAAACGAACCAAAATCTTATTCTGTAAAATTTTATGCAGAAATGAAACTTGATGACGGAAGGGTTGTCGCTACCGAAGATGATCAATTTATGATCGGCTCAAAAGTATTTGCTGTTAGTGATGATGGGAATGCAGAAGCATTAGAAGCAGGAAACTACACAATGGAAAATGGAAACAAATTAACTATCGGAGAAAATTCTGAAATACTTGATTTAGGCGAAGAAAAAGAAGCTGAGGATGTTGAAGAAGCATCTGCCGAAGAAGAATTATCAGAAGAAGTTGAAGAAGTAAAAGAAGAAATGGCTGATGCAGAAGATACTGACTGGGCAAAAACATTTGAAGAAATGAAAGACCGAGTGGCTAAACTTGAAGACAAGGTATTTGGAAAAAAAGCAGAAGAAGAAACAGAAGAACTTTCAGAAGAAAAAACTGAAATGAGTTCAGAAGATGTTATCGGAGACCTTATGAGTGAGGTTGAAGAACTAAAAAGCAAAATCGTAGAACTTAGTAGCGAACCTGCTGAAGAAGGTATTACATATTCACCAGAAGGATCTAATGCTACAACCACTATGGATTTAGGAAAACTGTCATCACAGGAGAGGGCAGCATATTACATTAACAATAAATAATTATAAAAAGATGAGCAAATATCAAATTTCAAAAAAACGTGACTTTGCAACTGATATCGTAATTAATGGCGATACTTATGCAGGTGTCCACGCAATGCCCTATGTAACTGCTGTTGTCAGAACGCCTGATACAATAGCGAAGGGATATGTGAGAACAATAGATGGTTTAACAAAAAGTGCAGTTATTAATAACATTGCATCTGCAAATCCTGTTCAGGCTGCAGGTTGTGATTTTGATAATACAACTACAATTTCTACAACAGAGCAAGTTTTAACTTTAACTGATTTAAAAGTAAATGAGCAAATTTGTAGAGGAACAGTGTTTCCAACTTGGATGGGTCAAGGAATGGACAGAAACGGAAACCTTCCACAAGCATTCTCTGACTTTGTATTACAGGTTGTTGCAGGTAAGGCAGCACAACAATTAGAGATCGGAATATGGCAAGGTGCAGCACCTTTCGGTGTTGGATTCTTATCTGACGATGGAACACAAGATGAAGCAGGTGCTGATGCAAGTGCATTGAAAGATTTTAGTGAAGTTACTTTTGCAAACCCTTTAGATGCAGGCGACATTATTGATGGCTTAAAAGCAGTATATAGTAGTGCAGCAGCAAATCTACCACAAATACTAACTAAGCCAGGATTTGGATTTTATATGAATGCACAAACATATTCATTCTATTGTCAAGCTTTGGCGGCAGCTACTACATTCCAACAATTAGGTGCAGCAGGTAATTTTGATGCATTAACATATATGGGCTTCCCAATTTACGTTTGCCCAGGAATGTTTAATGATGTTATTGTTGCAACGTACCCTGAGAATTTAGTATTTGGAACTAACAATGCTACTGACTGGACTGAGGTTCGATTAATACCTACATACGAATATGATGGTTCTGACAATGTAAGAATTGTTATGAACTTTGCAGTCGGTGTTCAAGTTGCAGTAGCAACAGATGGTGTATACGGATCAACTGTTTGGACTTAATAGAAACTTTAAATGGGAGGTTGAAATACACCTCCCTTTTATTAACTTTTAATACAATAATAATATGAGTTGTAATTTATCGGCAGGAAGATTAGTATCGTGTAAAGATACTTTGGGTGGAATTAAAACCATTTTCATAGGTAAGGCATACGCAAACAATGCAGTTACTAATGCAACATTTGTAGCTAACGGAACAGATGCTTTGCAAATTGACACTATGGGTTTTGCTAACTGGTCATCTGCAGACACGAATGTAATGACATTATATAGATATGAGCTTCGACCAAATCTTAGTTCTATGACAGTAAATGTTACAGCTAATAAAGATAATGGCACAACATTTTACACGCAAACATTATCTGTTACATTACAAAAACTTGATGCAGCTATGAATAATGAGTTAAAACTTATTGGATATGCTAGGCCACAGATCTTTATTTTAGATACAAACGATAATTTGTGGATGATGGGTGCTACTAATGGTTGTGACTTAACAGGTGGAACAATTATTACAGGTACGGCTATGGGTGATATGCAAGGCTATACTATGGAATGGTCAGCAGATGAGATCACACCATTGTGGATGGTGAAGAAAACAGGAGGTGATGTGAATGCAGCTGACTATCCATTTGATAGTTTAGGTGATGCAGATGCTGCCCTTACTATTTCACCAGCATATTAATCGCTACCAATTATACAGAGAGAAAAGGGGTTTTTTGCCCCTTTTTTTGTACACTAAAAAACAAATCACTTATATTTATATTTATAATAAACACGCTATGGCTTGGAAAGTAAAAAAAGAATTTGAAAACTTGAAACTACCACATCTCAATTATTATTTAGGAGATTTAAATGAAAAACAAATTAGAGGATTAGGTGATCACTATAAAGAATTATATTTCACAAAAGCAAAACCTAAAAAGAAAAAAGATGAGTTGGAGAGATAAGTTCACATTGAAAGATGTTTACAGAGATTTTGATGAATATACAGATGAAGTAAAAGCAATAATTTTAGATAATTTTGAAAATGATATGGATAAATACTATGGAGAATGATTGAGGTAACACAAACAACTTCTGACACACCTGTTGCAGTCACTAGCTTTTGGCAAAGTATAAGAGACGATATTTCTAACACAGCAATTAAACCATTAATTTGTTATAAAAGTCAAGCAACAAAAAAAGAAGTATGTTTTTTGCCAACAAGTGGACCATTTTACACTGATAGATATATGTTATTATTTTATTATACTATTGCAAGTAATCCAAATCCATTAATTGGATATTTACAACTTGGAACAACAGATTTTCCTTATGGATTTTATGATGTTACTATTTATGAAAATAATATATCAGGAAATTTAGATCCTGCAAATGCAATTAAAATAGTATGGACTGGTTTAATGAATTTAATTCCTGAATCAACAAATCCTGCAGTTGAATACAAAGATTATAATACTAATGATTCAGACACAGAAGTTGTTTGGATAACATTTTAAAATTATGATGCAAGTTAAAATCGAAAATATAGGTGATACACTTTTGCTAAATACGTTTTATTTAGATATTCACGACAAAATGACAACAGATTCTGGTCGTGTCTTATTAACTTTAACGAGTCAATTTACAGGAAAGTCAAAAACAGTGTCTGTCAATACAATATACACAAACAAAGAAAGATATATTTCTTTAAGTTTTTTTACAACAAGAATGTTAAATTTAGAAGATTTATTGGAAGCAAAAATACAATTAGGCACAAAAGAATTTCCAATGGGATTTTATGATACTATATTATACCAAAATACAGATGATAATAATCTTGACACAACAGGTCTGCCTGTTATTTGGAATGGCTTAATAAATATATCAGGAAACACGAACACAACAGAATCAGTGAAATATACAGAGTATACAACTAATGATGCAGACACAGAAAGCATTTACTTAACAAACCCACTATGAATTTAAATTTAGTAAAATTATCACATTATAACATTCCACACTTAGTGGAAAACACTAACCAAGATTGGATTAGTTTTGGTCAAGACAATTTATATCCAAACTATTTATTAGATCTATTTCTTGGTAGTGCTATTAATGGTGCATTAGTTAAATCAATAGGTGCTATGATATATGGCGAAGGATTAGAAGCAACAAATGCTGATGAATCTACAGATACAAAAGAATCATATTTAAGATTAACAGAATTATTACACAATTCAGATGATGATGTTTTAAAAGATCTTGCTCTTGATTTAAAATTATTTGGTGGCTGTTATGTTAATGTAATATGGTCAAGAGATCGTAGTCGAATAGCAAAGATGAAACATATACCTGCGCAATATATTCGTTCTGGTAAAATGATAGATGGAGAAATTGAGCATTATTACTATTCTGCTGACTGGTCAAAACATAAAAAATCTGAATACAAACCACGTGCTTACAAATCATTTAGCACAGAGGATAGAACACAGGCAAGTCAAATTCTAATGATTAGAGATAAAAATCCTGCATTATTTTATGGCTTTGCACCTGATTATGTTGCAGCTACAGATTGGATTCAAATGGAATTAGAGATTGCACAATTTCATTTATCTAATATAACATCTGGAATGACACCATCTATGCACGTTGGTTTTTCAAATGGTGTACCTACTGATGAAGAAAGGCGAACAATCGAAAGACAACTAAATGAAAAATTTGCAGGTACTGGTAACGCTGGCAAAATACTCATCACTTTTAATGATGGTAAAGATACAGCACCTATTATAGAACCAATCCAAATGAATGATGCTCAGTCAGCTTGGGTGGAGATGTCAAAACAATCTGTATCTCAAATTTTAGCAGGTCATAGAGTTACATCACCGATATTATTTGGTATTCGTGCAGAGGGTGGTGGTCTTGGAAATAATGCTGATGAATTACGTGATGCATATAGCTTATTTAATAATACAGTCATAATACCATTCCAAGCAACTCTTTTAAAGGGTTTAGACAAGATTTTTAGGGTTAATGATATAAACCTTGATTTGTACTTTAAAACGCTTAAACCTGCTGATTTTATTGATCTTGAAGTTACTAAGACACAATCAGAAGAAGATCAAGAGAAAGAGGGTGTTACAAAAGAAAATATTGATTCTGATAATTTGAAACAGGAATTTAAAGATTTAAAAGACATAGACACTAAACCAACAAAAGGAATGATTGAAGAAGCTAAAAAAGGTCTTGAATGGCGTAGAGAATATAAAAGAGGTGGAACAGAGGTTGGTGTAGCAAGAGCAAGAGATATTGCTAATGCTAAGAATTTATCAATAAAAACTATAAAACGAATGAATAGTTTTTTTGCTAGACACGAAAAAAGTTCAAAGGGTGGAGAGGGTTTTGAGCCAGGGCAAGATGGCTTTCCAAGTGCAGGTCGTATAGCTTGGGCATTGTGGGGTGGAGATGCAGGTCAATCTTGGGCAGAGAAAAAAGTCAAAGAAATTGATGGCGTTCGTGAAGATATGTTTATTAATGTTGAAGATGATGATGTTTGTTTAGATTATTTTGATGAAGTTGGAATTACATTAGATGATGAAGAATGGTTTGAAGCATACGAAGAAGAATTAGATGAACATTCTTTTGATTCAAGATATCACGAATTTGCTTATGCTCCTGCAGGAACACCAAATGTAGCTGATAGTTCAAGTGATGAAGGTATGTTCAGAATTTTATATAGATATTCTCAAACATTATCTATAAGTAAAAAAACAGGAGAAGTGACAAGCAGAAAATTTTGTGAAAAAATGGTTGCAAAATCTAAACAAGGCACATTGTATAGAATGGAAGATCTAAAAAAAGCATCACAAAGAGCAGTAAACAAAGGATTTGGCCCTAATGGTTCAAATACATATAATATCGCCTTATACAAGGGTGGTGCTAATTGTAAACATAAATGGATTCGTGTTTTTTATTTCAGAAGACAAGTACCAAAAGGCAGAGTGTTTGTTGATGTAGATGGTAAAGAGTATCAAGGTGGAGAATTTTTGCCTAATGGTACGCTAAATAATTTCCGAGAAGTATCGCAACAATTTGCAAATAATAAAATAAAAATGCCAGATGATGCAGAGATGAGAAAAACAACGTGGAAAATGAAAAATCACGGATTTTTAAAACCAAGAAGAGAAACAGAAAGAAGCAGGTCAACGCCTGTATAAAATAAATTTAAACTATGGCAATACAACACACATTATATATAAGTTCAACAAGGTTAAAAAAAGATTCAGCACTTGGGGGTTCTGTTTCAGATGATCTAATTATGCCGTATATCTTATTAGCTCAAGATATGCACATTTTACCAATCTTAGGAACTGACCTTGATAATAAATTAAAAGCATTTATTCAAGCAGGAACCTTAGCAGGAGATTACAAGACGCTAGTTGAAACATATTTACAACCTGCATTGGTTCAATTTTCATTTACACAATTAATGCCTTATTTAAGATTAAGATTTGTAAATAATGCAGTTGTAGTTATGGGGTCAACAGAACAAAGTTCAAGTGCAACCTATGATGATTTAAAACCTGTAATGGACACAGCTACTGATGCAGCAGAATTTTATCGTCAAAGAATGATTGATTATTTAAGAAACAACTCAACATTGTTTCCTGAGTACACAAGCAATACAGGTGCAGATCTCAATCCGACAACAAATAACTATTTTGCAGGAATTAACTTAGATCCAACAACACCAAGAAGTAACAGATTGAAAAGCTATTTACAAGGCACAGGAATTACAATATATGGGTGTTAAAAGAAAAACATATGCTCCAAGCAAGGAGAATTTTAAGAAACTTAAAAACTATATTAAAAAATTAAATTATGGCTGGACAAAGACTGACCGACAAGACAGCACTAGAAGAACAAGCAGGTAGTGGTGACTTGCTTATGCTTGTGGATGTAAACGACACCACAGGTAGTAGCGCAGGAACATCTAAGAAAACAGATTTTAAATATGTTATTCAAACGGACAAGTATTCTTTAAACAACACAGAGGTTCAAGCATTAAGCACAACATCCAAAACACTTGTTGGTGCGTTAAGTGGATATATGCCGACTATTTATAATGTGACAGTATTATGCACCTATGCTGCAAATACAGAAAGTTCTAATGTTAGTTTATATCTTGGATATGATGATTCACAAACTATATTATATTGGGATTTGGGTTCTCGATTTATGGGTGCAAAAAGTGCTGACGCTTCTTATCAATTTACAGGACATCAACCTGGTGGTGGTGTTGATGCAGGTATGCTGATTAATAAACCCTTTAAGATGTGGTCAAATGCGGCTTTTAATGGTGGTTGGTCTTGTGATGTTTACGTAACTTATGCTTATACAAAAATAATATAATGGAAAAATTAGAATACTTTGGTTGTTTCTTTTGTGGAAACCTTTTAACAGTCGGAATGATACCAACGCAAACATTAGCAGAAACAATCATTTTAGGGCTTCTAGGGGGTTTTGTTGCTATGTTAAGCAAGGATATATATAATTTTGTTAAAAGTCTTTTAAAACGCAAATAATGGACGATTTCAAGTATTTCAGTTGGAAAGAGTTTGATTGTAAGAGTGGAAAAGGCAAAGGAATAGACAATATGAATAAGGAATTTGTGTGTTTATTAGATGATGCAAGAGGCTTTGCAGAAGTGCCTTTTAAGATCACATCAGGATACAGAACGCCAGAATATAACAAAGCATTATTAGAACAAGGATATAAAACCTCAAAAAATTCATCACATACAAAAGGATTAGCAGCAGATATATATGTCAAAGATTCATATATGAGATTTAAAATTGTAACGGCATTAATGATCGTTGGAATAAATAGGATTGGAATTGGAAACAATTTTATTCATTGTGACATAGACAAAGACAAACCACAACAAGTTTTGTGGACTTATTATTAATTAAATTTATTATTATGACAGATTTTATTTTTTCAAATTGGTTAGAATTATTAATTGGCTTTATGGCTTTCATTAAAATTGTTACTAACCTAACACCAACAGAAGATGACAATCAGGTTTTTTCATATTTAGATAGCATCTTCAATGCAATAATTCCTAACTACAAAAAAGGAGGTGGACAGCATGAATAATATATTGAAATTTATTGACATCACATCAATTTTTAAAGATAAAAAATTTGGTGATTTAAAAAGATGGTCAGCAAAAAGAACTATCGGTGGCGCAATAGTCATATATGCTCTTAATACTATGGGTGAAAGCATTAGTTGGGAGGGTGTTGTGCTTTGTGCTATCGGTATTTTGCCGTTGTGTTTATCTATGTTTGAATGTAGAAAGTGTGATAAAAAATGTAAAATTTGAATTATTACAGACCAAGAATATCAAGAACAGAATGGGATCTCATAAAAGATTATAGAGACAACGACAATACCGAAAACAATAACATTTTAGTAATTGGCGACCTGCACGAACCTTTTTGCCTTGACAAATATCTTGACTTTTGCATACAAAAATATATAGAATTTAGCTGTAATGAAGTTGTTTTTATTGGTGATATTATTGATAATCACTATGCTTCATATCACGAAACAGATAGTGATGGTATGGGGGGTGCTGATGAATTAGATCTTTCTATAAAAAGAATTTCAAGGTGGTACAAAGCATTTCCACAAGCCACTGTGATAATAGGAAACCACGATCGTATGGTTATGAGAAAAGCAAAGTCATCTGCTATACCTACTAAATGGATCAAGTCATACAAAGAAGTATTAGAAGTGCCTGAATGGAATTTTGTTGAAAGATACGAAAAGAATGGTGTGCAATATATTCACGGCGAAGGTGGAACGGCAAGAACAAAATGTCGTGCTGATATGATGAACACTGTACAAGGTCATCTACATACACAAGCATATTGTGAACATTATGTAGGCAAAAAATTCAGAGTATATGGAATACAAGTTGGCTGTGGGATTGATCACGATTCCTATGCTATGGCCTACGCTAAATATGGAAAAAAACCAGCTATTGGGTGTGCTGTCGTTTTGAATAACGGAAAATTGCCTGTAAATTTACTAATGAAATTATGAACAAAACTGAACATACATATAGTAAACCAATAAACTTAGAGGTTGAATATAAATATGACAGCAACTATAAAAAAGTTTATAACATTAAAAAACTTAAAAAGCAATTTAGCAATTTAGCTAAAATTTTAAGTCGATAATTTATACTCTTTTATTGTTGCATTCTTGCCATATCTTGTAGGTACAGAGATGTATTTAGATTCAATAGAAACACCTGATTCTTTTAAATCTCGTATTGTGCCTTGTAGATCTCCTATTCCTAAATCGATCATAGCTGTTCTTGTTGTTAGTGTTTTTCCTTTGCTTAGATAATCAAAAACGATCTGTTTGTGAGTACCCCATTTAAAATTTGTATTCATAGTTGTTTAATATATTTAATTGTTTGTTTTTTAATGTATTTAACATCTAACCATTGTAACACCTCAAAAGCATTTAATATAATAGTTAGTTCATCACCATTTTCATCTGTTCCTGATAAATAAATTTCATTATCTGAACAAGAAAATGTATTAATATCGTGTAAGTTTTTGTAATTCATAATAGTTAAATTAGATCCATTTCAGCTAATAATTCTTCACCATATATATATACTAACATATTGACTGTTTTCTCTGCATCAGTATAGCTTTGTGTCTCTCCAAAATGAAATTCTTCGTATTCTCTAATAGTATCTAATGCTTCAAATGTTGATAAATTATGCTCTTGTAACCATTCTTCTGCTTTACAATAACCAATTAAATAATAATCTTCATTAAATAAGTGATAATGTAATTCATTAGTGTAGTCATTTTTATTGTCATTTATGTATTCTGTAAGTTCTTCTCTGATACTTGTTTTCATATTATATATTTTTAGGTTTAAACATTTTATTAGGTCCATACGTGTACAACTCGTGTTCTTCTGAGTTCTTTTCAAAATAATCTATCATTTTAAACGAAGATTCATCTTTGATTAATTCTCTAACAAAATCTTCAAGATCTTCTTCTGTTGCAGTTAATTCAATTTGATTATACTTGTATTTTAAATCTGTTATTTCAAGATTAAGGTTGTAAGGATTGTTAACACCACAATTAACATATCCTTTGCCCATTATTATCCAGTTTTTCATATATTTATTATTTTAGAATGTTCATTGCATTTAGAACAAACATCTGATTCATTAATTAATTTAGCATTACAACAATTAGAAACTTGTTCAGTTATTCTTTCAAATAATACTTTTACACCTGTTTCAGCCAAGTATTTCCAATCGTCCTTAGCTTTGTATTCTAACCAATCTAAACGCCCTTGTTTAGTTGAAACATTAATTTCTTTTATTTCTATTGTTCTCATTGTAAAGTAATTTTAATTTCACCTTCTGTTTCCAATTCTTTTTGATACTCTCTAACAATTTCCATATAGTTGTTGATGGTATCATAGTCAGCAAAATTTCCTTCTCTTTTTGCTTCTTGACGTTGTTGCATTAGTTTAAGTTCTAAAGCATCTAATCCTAGTTTAATAATTGATTTTTTCATAGTTTTATTTAGTTTAATTGGGGGGAATTACACCCCCCTGTTATTATTATAAGTTATATTTTTCAATTAATTCTTCCGCTAATTTGTAGTCAATATCTAGAAAGGTAAAATCATATGCATCACCACTACCAATAGAACCAAGAGCACCTTTAATCCATTTAATGCATTGTTTTTTAGATATTCTTTTAACTTGTTTATATACAAAGTCATACATAGAATTTTCAGGATCTTCAGGGTGGTCATATATTTTTATTGGTTCTCCGTTCTTATCTTTTACCTTTTCAAAAAACTTATGTCTGTCGTAAAAAATTCTTTCTGCAATTATTTCTACTATTGCATACTGATAAAATGTTATTCTAATTGGTTTCATAGTTAGTTAGTTTTAATTAATAATACTACAAATATAAAGAAATTTTAATACACCTATCAATACAAAGTAAAAAAAATTTAACAAGTTGTTAACAATCATTTTGTTAATAAAGTATCAAATAAATTTTAGTTAATGTCAAAAATAATTGATATAATTGTACTTTAATTATAAAATATATGATATGAATAATAATGAAAAGCGTAGGTCAATAATTGAATTGGCTATGTTTCAACATAAAATTACTAAAAAGGAGTTGGCAATGGAATTAAGTGTTTCATATCCAACCATATTATCTAAATTAAAAAATCCGTCAACACTATATATTAGTGAAGCTGATGAATTATGTAGTTATTTAGATATTGATTTAAATGAATTAATAACATTAAAAAAGAGAGATGAATAAAAAAGATATTTTAAACAGATTATTTGTAGAGAATAATTTGACAGATGAAGATGTTTTTAAGCATCAACATTATACAATAATAACAAGAGCAGGTATTGACAAGATACAAGCTAATATGGAAATATATATTGAATATGTAGTAATAAAATGTGAACCAAATTTTGCAGTGCTAAAAGCAAAAGCAGAAGCAGGTGATGAATTTATAGAAACATTTGGTAGTGCTTTAAAGGGCAAAAGCTATTCAGATGGAAACACTAATAGTTGGTATGTAATGGAGATGGCTGAAAAAAGAGCAATGTCAAGGGCAGTCCTTAAATTAGCAGGTTTTTATCAGCTTGGTGTCTTTGGAGAAGATGAAAGCGAATCATTCAAAAAAAGTAATAATTAATAAATAAATAAATATGTATACAATAAGAGGTAAAATAACAAACATTGAAGATCAACAAATTAACACAGACAAAGGTGATTTTCTAAAAAAATTAGTAACAATAGAAGAAATAACTGATTTTAAAAACCAATATCAATTTGAAATCTTTGGTGAAGAAAAAATTAATTTAATTGAGCATAGCAAAAAACTTTCTCAAGGTCAAATAGTTGATATAGATTTTTATATAAAAAGCAGAGAATACAAAGGAAGGTTTTACAATTCTTTAATGGTCAAAGATGTTAGAGTAAAAGAAGGACAAATTATTGAAAACATTACAAGCGACAATCCTCCGTTTTAATTAATCCTGATAATACCTGTATCATATATATTTTTATTTGTTAGTTTAGTTAAAATTTGATACAGGTATTGTCTTAACACATATAATATGAAAAAAACTTATTTCAATCACGATAGTACAGCAAAAAATGATTTCAGAATAATAAAATTGAGATCTAAGCTTGGTTATGAAGGGTATGGTATATTCTGGGCATTATTAGAATTATTGTTTACAGAAGAAAATAAACTATGTATTGAAGATTATAATACACTTGCTTTTGGTTTACAATGTGATTCTAATATATTAAAACAAGTTATTGAAGATTTTGATTTATTTGTAATTGAAGATAATTGTTTTTACAGCAGAAGATTAAATAATCAGATTGAAGAAATTAATTTAAAAAGCAAAAAAGCTAAAGAAAATGCATCAAAAAGATGGGTTGGTAATGCTAAGGCAAAGCCAGAGCAAAGCGACAGCAATGCTAGTATAGTAGATAAAAGCAAAAGCATAAGCAAAAGTATAGAAAATAAAATAGTGGATTTTAAAAAATCCATTCAATCAATAAAAGGAATAAGTGAAGATGACAAAAATGCTTTTATAGATTACTGGACAGAACCAAATAAATCACAAACTAAATTAAGATTTGAACTTGAAAAAACTTGGGATTTATCAAGGAGAATAAAAAGGTGGGCAAGTAATAATTTCAATAAACAAAAATCAAGATTTCCTGATTACTTTGATTCATTGCTTATGAAAAGAATGGATGACTCATCTAAAAAAGAATACGAACAACACTTGAAAAATTTAGGATATACAACAGAGTATAATCCAAATGCAGGTCAAAAATGGATTAAAAAATGAAAGAATACCAATTACAAAAAGAGGTTTGCAAATACTTAGATTTAAATAATATATTATTTTGTGGATCTATGGGTGGTCAGTATCAAGTTTTTAAATCACAAAGAATAAAAGCAAAACAAACAGGTTACAAAAAAGGATTTCCTGATTTGTTTATATATGAACCAAGAGGGCATTATAGTGGACTTGCTATTGAATTAAAAGTTGGATATAACAAACCAACTAAAGAGCAGGTGGAATGGATTAAAAAGCTAAATGAAAGAGGTTATATGGCTCAGGTTTGTACAGGTGTAGATGAAGCAATTAAATTAATTAAAAACTATTTAAAACAATGACAAAATTAAAACAAGATATAAAAGATCAATTACAAGAATTTGAGTTGGGTGGTATTGATGTATGGGAATTAATTAAAAGAATAGAAACAATAGTAAATAAATAAAATTATGACAAAATTATATTTAGAAAAGATCAAATCAGAATTAGAATGGTATAGAGCATATGGTTCATTTATTAATACTTATTACAATAATGCAGATGCAGAAGCAAGTGAGTATGCTGATCAAGAACAAAAAAATGAGAATTAAAAGAACATTTTTCAATAGCAGAAACAAACATATTTATTCTAATTATGAAGATATCAACAATTATTTGTTTATAATTTTCTTTGATTCTGGTGCAACACTCAGTTTTATTTTAAGAGATTTGAAAGAAAACAAAAATATATTAAATTATATTTATAAAAAACTATACAATAGATTTGATAATATAATTGAAGTTGAAACAAGCAGAATTTCTAATGTAGAATACAATTTACTAAAACAAAAAAATACACATTCGGTTATAAAAATATGTTAAACAAATATCTGATAGAGAATTATGACAAGCTAAAAGATATGGCATACAATATAGCAGGTAAAAAGGGCAAAGATGATCTGTTAAGTTTTGTTATTGAAGAACTTTACAAATGTGACCAAGAGAGAATTAATGATATAATAAAAAACAATCAATTAACATTTTATATAGCAAGAGTAATGTTAAATCAATATCACTCAAAAACAAGTCGATACTACTACAAATACAATAAGTATTACGAATTCCATACTACATCTACAATAGAAGGTATTACACCTGACAATACAGAATATACAATAAAAGACAAACAAGAAATTGAGAAACGCTTAGATTGGATTGAGAACAAATTAAAAGATTGTTATTGGTTTGATTCTCAAGTTTTTAAAGTTTATTATTTAGAAGAACATAGTTTGAATAGTATGGCAAAGGCAACAAAGATCAATAGAAACACGCTATTTAAGGCGATTAATAATGTCAAAAAGTATTTAATAAAAGAAAAGAAAAATGTTTAACGATAGAGAAGAAGAAATAGTGGCCAATGCAATAGTTGGAATAATTACAATATCAGTATTAACTTTATTAGCAATTGCTATATTATGAAAAAAACAAGAATTATCAGAGCATTAAAAAAATGTAAAAGTACAGAATTTGAAAAGGATCGTGTATTGTCATTTAGAGATGAAAAGCAAAAAGAGTATTTTTTAGCTGAACAAAAACAATATATGAATATAATTACACAGGCGATTAATACGATTTTACATAAAACATTCGATATTATTGATGATGTTAAAATAAAAGATAAAATTTTAAAAGGATTAAATAATGACAAAGAGTAAAGGATTGGGTGATTCAGTTGAAAAGATTTTAAAAGCAACAGGAATAGACAAGGTTGCTAAAAAAGTTCTTGGTGATGATTGTGGTTGTGATAAAAGAAAAGAAGCATTGAACAAAATCTTTCCGTATGCAAGACAATTTACAAAAGATGAAATGTCTATATATGAATCAGTAATGCCCAGAATAAAAGGATCTATTAGTGGACAAGATCAAGCTATATTAATCAGATTATATAATAAAGTATTTAATGAAAAAAAAGAAGCAAGTACTTGTAGTAGTTGTGTCAGAAGTACATTAGAAAGATTAGAACAAATATATAAAAATAGCTGTGAGGTATGAGTCAGATATTTAGATTTTGTTGCAGGTGTGTTAGAATGACATTAATGGAAAATAGTAAATGTTATTTTTGTAAAGGCAAATTTGTAGTTGCTTGTCCGAGTGATGATTTTAAACGTAAAAAGAAAAAACAAATTGCAGAAACACACTAAAATTTATTTGGACTTTTTTAATTATGCTGAACAAGATTTTATTCCTTGTGAGATGTGTAATGAAAGAGCAGTTGATATACATCACCTTGAAAGAAGAACAAGAAACAAAGTGACAAATGATTATATTGAAAACTTGGTTGGACTTTGTAGAGATTGTCATATTAATGCAGAGAATGATAAATGTTTTAATATGTATTGTAGAATAAAACACCTTGAAAATGTATGTGTTCAGGTGTACTCATTAATAGAATTAAACAAAAGATTAAAAAATTATGAATATAGAAAATAAAATAATTGATAAACTTAAACCTGCTAAATACAATCCACGACAAATAACAACTAAGCAGTACAAGGATTTAAAAGATTCAATTACTAAGTTTGGTTTGGTCGATCCTATCATTATCAACAAGGATCTAACTGTCATAGGTGGTCATCAAAGATTGAAAGTATGTAAAGAATTAAATTTTACAGAAGTTAAATGTGTTGTAGTTGATTTATCTAAGCAAGAAGAAAGAGAGTTGAACATTAGGCTTAATAAAAATACAGGTGCTTTTGATATGGATATTCTTGCTAATGAGTTTGACTTTGATAATTTAGTTGATTGGGGGTTTAGACACGTTGATCTTGGTTTAAATATAGATAAAATAGATGCTAATGAAGAATGGGAAGGAATGCCTGAATTTGATAATGAAGATTTAACACCCCACAAGCAATTAATAATTTCATTTAATAATGATGATGATATACAAGATTTTGCTAAGTTAATTGATCAAAAGATAACAGAAAAAACAAAGTCATTATGGTTTCCTAAAGTAGAAAACACAAAGCAGTTTGACAAACTTTATGTTTCTGAGAAAGAAGGTGTAAAACATATATTATTTTGGAGTGAGTTTGATAAAAATATTGATATTGACTATGATACTTGGAAAAATAGAAAATTAACTTTGTCACCTATTCATAAGTTGGCTATGGCTTCACATTTAAAACTAAATAATAATGTAGTGTTATATAGCTATCAAGAATTTGAAGAAGGGCAGATTGATAATAGAATTGAATTGAAAGATCCTTCTGAGATACTTTCACCTGAACAGGCATATGATTCTTTAATAGCAGGGCATAGTATTGCTCACATATCTGATTGTGTAAGATTAAAATCTGCAGCTTCGTGTAATGGTATTGTATTAGATATGGATGCTGTATTGTTAAAAGAACTGCCAAAAGAGGATGGTTGGTTTGCTTCTATGCCAGCAAAATTAACAGGTGGCTTTGCACCTAAATGGGGTGAATCACACCCACCATTAAGTGTTTGGGATAATAGTTGGGATGGAAAAGCATTAGGAGCATTTCCAATTAAGGTTAGTGAAACTATGGAACAGCACATTATGATGTTATCAGATAAAATAATAAACTCATTAAAGAGTAAACCAAAAACAGATTCTAATGCTTGGAATTATGTTATATGGACAATAAAAGATATAATGAAAATAGATAACAGATTGAAGGTATACCCCCCTTCTGCTTTCTGTCCTATTCCATCGTGGTTAGGTAAGGGCAAATGTTATTCTATTGAATCACCTACACGATTAAATGGAAATACAGAATTGTTTGGTTTTAAGTTACCAACAATAGATACTATTTTAAAAGAATCATATATTGTACAGCACTTTATTGAATCAGCATTTAATAAATCACCTAAATTAACTAATGACTTTTGGAACAACTTAAATAGTGATTGTTTATTAGCAAAAGAGGCTGAGCATATATTGGGTAATGAATGGCGTAAAACATTATCAGAATGAATCCTAAATATCCATTATATATAGTATCAAAGGGCAGAGCAGATTCAAGGCTGACAAGTAAGGCATTAGAAAAAATGAATGTTCCTTATTCTATTGTAATTGAAGAACAAGAGTATGACGATTATGCAAAAGTAATAGATGAAAAAAAGATCTTAGTTCTTGATAAAAAATATCAAGATGAGTATGATACTTGTGATGATTTAGGCAATACAAAATCAAAAGGACCAGGAGCAGCACGTAACTTTGTATGGGAGCATTCAATAAAATTAGGATATGAAAGACATTGGGTAATGGATGATAACATTGAAAGATTTTTAAGAATGAATAAGAATCTACAAATTCCTGTTGGGAATGGTGCTATATTTAGGTGTATGGAAGATTTTTGTGACAGATATACTAATGTAACTATGGCTGGGCCAAATTACTATATGTTTGTACCTCGTAAAAAAGTACAACCACCCTTTGTATCAAATACAAGAATATATAGTTGTAATCTAATTAAAAATGATGCACCTTATAGATGGCGTGGAAGATATAATGAGGACACTATACTATCGTTAGATATGTTAAAAGATGGGTATTGTACTATTCAGTTTAATGCCTTTATGCAATTAAAAACAACTACACAAGTATTAAGAGGTGGAAATAGTGAAGAGTTTTACGACAAAGAGGGTACACTACCAAAATCACAAATGCAAGTAAAGGTACACCCTGATGTATCTAAGATCGTATGGAGATTTAACAGGGTACACCATTATGTAGATTACACTAAATTTAAAGGCAATAGATTAATTAAAAAGAAAGGTGTAAAAATAAACAAAGGAATTAATAATTATGGAATGGAAGTTAAACAGATTAAATAGTACAAATGGTACATAATAAAAAAGAAACATTAAAGTGTATTATTTGTGGAAAAATTAATTTAATTCAATATATAGAATTAGTGCCTGATAATTTAGTATTTTGTACACCTGAATGTTATAATTCACATAAAGATAAAAAATGAATAAAAAAGAAAAACTTTTAAAAGCATTAGAAGAAACACAAGGTTTGATTGCTCACGCTTGTAAAAAAGCAGGAAACATAAGCAGGTCTACATATTACAGATATTTAAAAGAGGATCCTGAATTTGCTAAGAAAGTACAAGAGATACAAGAAGCACAGATTGATTATGTAGAAGGCCAGTTAATAAAGAACATTGCAAATGGTCGAGAGACAAGCATAATTTTTTATTTAAAATCAAAAGCAAAAGAAAGAGGATATACAGAAAAATCAAATCTTGATATAACAAGTGGTGGCAAATCCATAACTGATATTAAAATTGAAGTAATTGACACAGGCAAAGATTAAAACAACAAATGTATTTCACAAGGCGTTTAGGTCTGACACACGAATCACTTGTCTTCAGGGGGGGACAAGAAGTTCAAAGACCTATTCGCTTTGTCAATTATTTATTATAAAAGCATTAAATGAAACAGGCAAAGTATTTACTATTTGTAGAAAAACACTACCAGCATTAAAGGGTACAGCATACAGAGATATAATTCAGCTACTTAAAGAACTTGAATTCTACTCAGAAGAATATCACAATAAATCAGAATTATCATACAACCTTAATGGAAATTTAATTGAGTTTATTTCAGTCGATCAACCACAAAAGATTCGTGGACGAAAGCGTGATTATTTATGGCTAAATGAAGCTAATGAATTCAGCTATGAGGATTGGACACAATTAGCATTAAGAACAACAGGCAAAATTTATTTAGATTACAACCCATCTGATCCATATTCTTGGATATATGAAAAGGTGATAGTCAGAGATGATTGCACATTTATTAAATCTACATATTTAGCAAATCCATTTTTAGATGAAGAAACTATTGCAGAGATCGAAAGGCTGAAAGACATAGATCCTGATTATTGGCGTGTATATGGTCTTGGTGAAATAGGAACAATACAAACTATGATATTCAGGAACTTTGATTTAGTAGATGATATGCAGGGCAGATTAATTGGTTATGGTCTTGACTTTGGATTTACTAATTCACCTACTGCTCTTGTAGAAGTTAGAATGCAAGATGATAATTTATATGTCAGAGAATTGTTATATCAAAAGAGATTAACAAATACTGATTTAGCAAATAAATTAAGAGAACTTGGAATTGATAGACAAACAGAAATAGTGGGTGATTCAGCAGAACCAAAATCAATTGAAGAAATATACAGACAAGGATTTAATATAAAACCTGCTAAAAAAGGTGCAGGAATACACTTGGGTATTGATATAATGAGAAGATATAAACTACATATTACAAAAGATAGTTTAAATGCAATCAAAGAATTTAGGGGGTACAAATGGGCAACAGATAAAAATGGTGATGTACTAAATGCACCTGTAAAGGTGAATGATCATCTTATTGATGCAACAAGATATTTATGTTTAAATAAACTTTCAATAAATCATAGTGGTAAGTATTACATACTATAAAAAACAAATAACAACAATTTATATTTATTAGTAATGAAAGAGGTTAAATTAACAATACCAGATAGGTGGTCAGATATAACGATAGAAACCTATCAAAAATATGTAGTAATACAAGAGAGCAAAGAAAGTGACAAAAACAAGGTTATAAAGAGTTTGTCATTGTTATGTGGTGTAAGTCCTTTTGTAGTTAAGAAAATGGCGTATAAGGATCTATTAGAGATAATGAGCATAATTAAAAAAATGATTGATACAGAACCAGACAAAGAAGAGTTTAGAAAGACATTTATGTTTAAAAAAGAAAAATACGGCTTTTGTCCTAATCTATCTGGAATAACCACAGGCGAGTATATAGACCTTGAAACATATTGTAAAAATCCTATTGAGAATTTGCATATAATAATGTCAATACTATACAGGAAAGTTACATTTGAAAGGAACGAAAGATATACTATTGAAAGCTACAATCCAGATCAGTTTAAAGAAGAATTATTCAAAGATTGCCCAATGGATATAGCGTTATCAAGCTTAGGTTTTTTTTTGAATTTAGGCGAAAGATTGGCGAGGATTTCGCACAACTTTTTGAAAGTACAGGAACTGAAACAACAAAGGGTGTAAGCATGCAGAGTAAGTGGGGGTGGTACAATATACTCTATTCACTATGTAATGATAACATTTTAAATATTGATAAAATAACAAAAGTGCCGATTTTGGAAACGCTGACATATTTAGCTTATACTCAAGATCACAATAATAAACAAAGAAACAATTATGATAACATTTAGAAATGTAGTCGGATATTTAGAAACTATTGCAGAAAAGCATCATATGATTAATAGCTTTCACTCAGGACAAATGGATGAAGTAGACATTAACAAACTTGGTGCTACTGATTATATTGTTTTATATGCAGAGCCTGGCACAGTAGTTGTAGACAAGGGCGTATTAACATATAATTTTTCTATTTATGTAATGGATATGGTAAGTGATCAAATTGGAAGTGATCCAAACAGGCAAAGATTAGGTCGAATAGATACGTATTCACAAACACTAAATATAATGCAAGATGTGATTACAGAATTTCATCAGAATTTGTATACTCAAGCTGGTGCTCAATTTTCTTATGTTGATAAGAAGGTTGTATTGAGTTTGCCTGTAAACGCTGAACCATTTACGGCACGATTCGATAATACACTAACAGGGTGGGCATCAAATTTAGTTATTCAAGTGCCAAATACAAATGATTTATGTGTTGTACCAATAACACCTAATAGCTAATGCAGTTTAAGAATACCATACAAGCAATGCAGAAACTTGGTGGCGATGTTGTCAGTGAGGGAAGATCTATTCTAAAAAAGACAAAAAAAGCAAGTGGAAAATTATATAATGACTTTGATTATTTAGTAACAGCATCAGATTCAGATGTAACATTAGAGTTTGAATTTGGGGGTGCAGAAGATTATTGGGCATTTGTAGATGAAGGGGTGAGAGGTGCAGGTGGTTTTAAAGGTAGTGGAAAAATGAGAGGACAAGGCAGTCCATTTAAATACACTACTAAGATGCCACCAAGACAGCCATTAATTAATTGGATTAAAAGCAAAGGCATAAAAGGTAGAAACAAAAAAGGTCGATTTATAAGTAATGACAGCTTGGGGTTCTTAATACAAAGAGCAATATATCAAAGAGGATTAACAAGAACGCAATTTTTTAGTAAACCATTCACGCAAGAGTTAGACAACCAAATGGAAAATATAACAAAAGCATTTGCTGATGATTTAGAGTTAGCAATTGAAACAATAATAAAATAAAAAAATATGGCAATAGGAAACATAACGATTAAACAATACCCTGTTAACACAGCAGATAAAGTGCCTGTAATAACCAATTGGAATCCTATGATCGGATATATGATTCATCAAGATGATATTAGTGGTCTGTATTTTTTTAAGTTAATAATGGAAGTAAGGATTGATGATGCTTCTGGTGAATTAATTGCTAAAATAAAACAAAGAAGAAATAGTTATGGGCCAGATGTTGGTGCTCAAGAAGCAAGAGCATTTTTCGATCTTAGAGACATTGTCAATAGTCAATTAGTAAACACAGTATTTGACCAAAACCAAACAGGAATACCATTTGAAACAATACACAAAATAGGTGTTAATGTACCTGCTGAACCATATAGCTTTAATGGTGATAGTAGAACAGATCAAACACAGGTTCAAACTATTTTTATAAAAGCATATCAAGAATATAGTACAGGTGAATCAGTATTACCTACACAAAACACAGCAGTAAATATAACAGACACACAAGTATATATACCTGCATCATTGCCGTTGTTTACAGCACGTGATACTGATTCTAACTATATACAAGGAACGGCATTTCAACCATACCAAGCAAGTAGTCCTACGGATTTATTTTTAAGTGATGTAAAAAGTGGATCAGGTGATTATGGAATTTCAGGCAGAATTAATTATGTTCAAGACACAGATTATCATACAATAGGATTTTTAAATGATTTTTCTAAATTTACAAGTGATTTAGATTACATTCAAATTGCTTATTATAATTCAAGTAATGTTCTTATTAATGACGCAGAATATATTGCTAATATCACAGGTAATGGTGGAATACCACCTAATGACGGAAGTTTAACAGATGCAGGGCGTTTATTATATTTTGGATGTGGGCCAGGAAACTTAGAAGGGCAAAGCGATAATTCAGATGCTAAACCATCAAACAACGCAGGGTGGGCGTATTATACAATTAGAGGAACAAGTACAACAAACACAAATCCTGCATTAGCAACAGCAGAAACAGCACCATATTATTTTATAAAACAAGATGGTAGTTGCAAAGGATTTAAGGTCAGAAGATTAGCTTGGCGAAATAGTTTAGGTTGTTATGATTATTTAAATTTCACAAAAAAATCTACTCAAAGAATTGAAGTTACAAGAAACAATTATAGCAGTATTTTAGGAACATTTAATGGTAGTAAATGGAGATATAATAATACACAAAGAGGGAAACAAACAAGGCAGGTTACAGCAGTTTTAAAAGAAACATTAAACACAGATTGGTTATCAGAAGAACAAGCATATTTAGTGGAAAAATTAATAATGTCAACAGATGTTTATATAGTTGAAAATACTGACACAGAATTTACGCAAGGTGTTATGATAGTTGACAAATCTATTATGAAAAAAACACAAGCAAATGATAAATTAATACAATACACAATACAGATAGAATATGCAAATCCTGTAAATACAAATAGTTAATGAAAGTAAGATTAGTAGCATATAGAAAAGCAACAAGTTCAGCAACGGCAGATAGCACTTTTCAGTTAGATCTCCAAGAAGAACCAAACATACCTTTGAATTATCAGTTCTCAGATATTAGAGAACCTGAGTCAAGAAAGGGTAGTTATTCACAAACATTTAAATTGCCTTTCACAGATAACAATAATACATTCTTTCAGTATTGGTTTAATGTAAATTTAGAAACATTAGTTTTTAATACAAAGACAAAATTTGATGCAGTTTTATATGTTGGTAGTGTACCTCAATTTGAAGGTATGTTACAGCTTAAAAGCGTATATCAAAAGGCTCAATACTATGAAGTAGTTTTATTATCTAATAGTGCTACACTATTTACTGTCATAGGAAACCAAAGGCTCAAAGATGTTTTTAAAAATGATGATGGTTCTTATACTGACTATTATAATTATGTATACACATACACAAATTGGTATGATAATACACTTTACAAATCGTGGGGTTCTGGTATACCAAACACAGCAGGAGATGCCTTGTATGATTCTGATATTGGTATTGGTCAGATAATATATCCTTTTAGCGTTACAGAACAGAATTTCTATTATGATGGTGCGCAAGAAAGATTTTTAAATATGGATCAAACTGCTACTGATGCTATTGTAAATGATGCGAATGGTGGAGTTCAGGCAGCGTGGTCTAAGGCTGTAAATTTTAGTCAATTCAAACCTGCAATACAATTAAGAACCTTGTTAAGATTAATTATTGCCAGAGCAGGATTTACATATACATCTGATTTTATAGATGGAACAGGTGATTATACAGACAAGTTTTTTGGTAAACTTTTTATGACATTAGCTAATTATACAGGCTTATCTGTTGCACCAACCGTTAATACATTAGCTGCACAAAGTGGTAATTTTGCAGTTGCTATGCAGAACGAATGGGGTGAATTTAGTAGTGAATTAGTAAACGGACAAGGTGATGATGTAACTATCGTTGATATTGTCGTTCCTGCAAATACAACGAGTATTGGTGACTGCGATCAATTTACTGATGCAGATAGTGTTTGGAATACTACATACCATTATTTTACAAAAGCTGATACCTCTATGGAACAGGTTAGAGTTAATCACACTCATAATTTTAGAAATGTTAGAAGCTCTTGGAATACAAATGATAATGTTATCAGATTAGATTACAGGCTTGTATATTGGGATGTAGCAAATAATGTATCAACAGGCGAAGATGTGCCTGATAGTGAAACAACAGTTTATATTAATTTATCTGAATCTAATTATGGGTGTTCTTCATTTTCTGCAATAGGATCAGTAAATGCTTATATAAATTCAGAAGGAATGGCACCTAATTCATCTGCACAGATTCTTGTTGATGTATGGGGGCCAGTATATATGGAAAATCAAAGTGTTGCTTGTGATACAAAATTTGTCATAGGTGCTATTCAAACACCTGGTTGTGGAACACTATATGGTTTTGTAGATATGAATTGGGCAGGTTTTGCTAATAGTATATATGATCAAACAATAGATATACCAGCTTGTGTTGATCCTGAATTAACGCAAAATGGATTTTTAAAAGATATTATTCAACGATTCAATTTAGTTGTTTTAACTGATCCAAATGATTCTTCTAATTTATTAATACAACCATATAATGATTTTATCAATAGTGGTGAATTAAAGGATTGGACAAATAAGTTAGATCTATCAAAAGAGATAGTTGTCAAAGACACTACATCACTACAAAAAAAGACAATACATTTAACAGATTTAGAAGATGAAGATCTTTATAATAAATCAATCAAAGAGAATTATCCAAATGCTAATGTATATGGACATATAAGAATAGATGACTTTGAAAATGAATTAGCAACAGGCGAATTAAAGAATCAAGCTATTTTTTCACCTTTTATAAATGGTCAAGTATTTGTTAGTGAAGATGAACAAGCAGGAACATACCTGCCGAACTTAACTGTGCAATATGATTTTACTTATGAAAGAACAAGCGCAACATTAGTAGAAAATAAACCAACAGCCACAAAACCAAAAATTTTCTATTATAGTGGAACAAGGACAAACATATTAAATACAAGTGGAGATCAAATATATATTTATTTTCATAGAGCAACAGCGAATGGTGTAACAGCTTTACGCTTTAAGAATTATGCCCTTTGTAGTCCTTTTGATTTACAAGCAGTAACAACATCAACATTAACGTCTAACAATCAGTCAGTTTATTGGAATGCTACACCACCAATAGTAGGGGGTTTAAGTGTATTTAATTATGATCTCAATTTTGGTAGTTGGTTTAATAATACATTATACGGCAAATATTGGAAACCATATTTGGACAATATCTATTCTGATGATGCTAGAATTATGGAATGCTATTTGAATTTAAGTGAAGTTGATATTTTCAATTTTAGTTTTTCAGATGAGTATTTTATAAAAGATACATATTGGCGTGTTCTTAGTATTTCAAATTATCAGGTAGGTGCAAAAGCATCTACAAAGGTTACATTAATAAAATCATTAGATACACGTTTAAATTGTAGTGGTTGCAATGATGTAATTGGAGCATTAAGCAATGGATCTAATACTTGGGGGAACTATTGGGTATGGTGTCCTGATGACGATCCAACTTGCACACCATCTACATCAGGAACGGCATTAGGTCTTTTCACATCTCCTGAATGTTGTACCTGTAATGGTGGTATTATATTGACTAATACAGAACAAGCATCTAATCCTGGCGAGTATATGTGTTATGCAAATGCAGGAAGTTTGCCATTAACTATGCAGAGCATTTTTGGAAATACAGCATTGATTATGCCTAGTCAATTAAAATCTATTATAAGTGGAAAAATTGGGGGAACTCATAGACCAATAGTAACAGGTGTTGATAATAATAAATACGCATCTAAAATTTTAAATTATTATGGTGATGACATAGTAATTAAATACAGACCAACAAATTCAAAAATACCTCAATACAGAGGTGAATCACATAGAATGATTTTAACAGGTCAAACTAATGGAAATACGCTTGGTTACGCATACCCTAGTGGAGATCAATTTGCAAAACCTTTGTATGTACCTGATAATTCAAATATCGTTATTAGAGTTAAGGGCATTAGCACAGTAGTCGGTGGAACAAGTGCCACTTATACATTAGGAACAACTGATGCCTTTGCATCATTTACAGCTTTTGTAATTCAAGGTGGAACAAAAAAACAATTAGGTGCAGTAGGTGGTGAGGTTGAATTTCAGTTACGAGAAGGATCTAACCCTGTTACTTGTACACTTAACATCTTAATAGATTCTGATGGTATTTTGCAATTCGGTTTACAAGATAGTCAGACAGACACTATAAGGTTATGGACTTTGACAGCAGAAATTGATGTTAATGAAATTAGTAATATGGCATTAGGATATAATGAAAATTTTGCAATATATCAGAACGCTAAATATATAGATTTTCAAAATTTAGATAGATTAATATGGAACTAAAAAAATACATAGAAGCAACATCAGATTTAATTATTCCAAGCATTGATCATTTACAATTAGTTGATTACAAAGATAAGGAATTGGATTTTGCTTATGGATTGCAGGAATATCACACAAGTTTTAGAAGAATGTTAAAAGAAATAATAAAAATACTATGGCGGTAGACAAAACGATTAAAATTAATGTTGATGCTAAAGACGGCATCAAGCAAGTTGAAAAATTAAAAAAGGGCGTAGAAGCAACAGGAAAAGGTGCAAAAAATTCTAAAAAAGGGTTTTCAGCTATGCAATCTGGAATAAAGGGGGTTGGATTAGCTTTCAAAGCAATGGGTGTAGGTCTTATTGTTTCGGCATTTGTAGCATTAAAAGACGCATTGGGAGAAAATCAAGCTGTAATGGACAAAGTGAATCTTGCATCTGCAGTGATCGGTGACATTTTCCAAAAATTAGTAAATACAGTTATGGCAGTTGTCAAGTCATTAGGTCTATTAGGAAAGGCAATTGGAAAGGTTTTAAAAGGTGAATTCAAAGAAGCAGGTGATTTAGCAAAAGAATCATTTAATGGTGTTAAAGATGCAGTAGTGGGCAGTAGTGGTAGCTTTTCAGATTTTGTTGAAAACGCAAAAGAGAGTGCAAAAGAAACTGTCGCATTTGCAAAAGCACTAACGAACCTAAATAAAGAAGTGAAGTTAGCAGAAGCAAATCAAAGATTATTGCAATTACAATACCAAAAAGACGCAGAAGTTCAAAGACAATTACGTGATGATATAAGTTTAACTTTTGAAGAACGTATTGCAGCAAATGAAAAATTAGGCCAAATCTTAGATGAGCAGTTTGCCGAAGAACAGGCATTAGCACAAAAAAAATTAGATTTAGCAGAATTAGAATTATCACGTAATAAAGATAATGTTGATTTACAAGTAGCAGTAATAAATGCTAAAACTGAAATGGCTGATCTTGACGAAAGAATTACAGGACAAAGATCGGAACAATTAACTAATTTAAAAGCATTAGAGAAAGAAAAAGCAGATGCAGAGATAGCCGAAATAAAAAGAGTAGAAGATGCAAAACAAAAAGCAATAGATGACCAAAAAAAGATAGATGACCAAAAAGAGAAAGACAGACTAAAAGGAATTGCAGACAAAAAGAAACAAGATGATTTGGATTTAAAAAATGCCAAATTATTAGCTGAAAATAAAAAGATGTTACAAAGGAAAGCTGTTTCTGATGTTGTTGCTATTTTAGGTGAAGAAAGCAAGGCAGCAAAAGCTATTCAAGTCGGTATGGCAATTCGTGACACATTTCTTGGAGCAACAAAAGCATTAGCACAAGGTGGTATATTTGGTGCTTTATCAGCAGGTGGTATTATTGCTATGGGTATGGCTAATGTTAAAAAAATAATGTCTACAGGTGATGATGGTGGGGGTGGAGATGCAGCAGCAGGTGGTGGTGGTGGTGATGTTCCTGCTCCACCAACAGAAGTAGTAGGTGGAATAGGTGGAATGATACCAAATTTAGAAAACATTTCACCTGCAGGTGATGATGGTGCACAACCTGTTCAGGCATTTGTAGTAGAAACTGATATTTCTAATTCACAAGCATTACAATCTGAATTAGATTTACAAGCTACATTATAAACAAAATTACAAACTTTATATTTATAGATGATATGGCTAAAAAGAAAAAACTTATTGAATTAATAATTGACGAAACGGCAGAACATTTTGGCGTTGATGCAATTTCTGTTGTTAAATTTCCTGCTATTGAAGAAAACTTTGTTTTTTTTAATAATGATTTTCTAAGTCTTGCAAAAATAGATGAAGAACAAAAGCAGTTAATCGGTGCAGTATTAATTCCAGATAAAAAAATTCCACGTTTAAATAAAGAAACAAACGAAGAATATGATGTGTACTTTACAAAAGAAACTATTAGACAGGCTCAAAAGCTATTTATGTCAAGTTTAAACAACAATAATCATACTCTTGAACACAAAGATCCTGTACAAGGATTAACTGTCGTAGAATCGTGGATTAAAGAAAATAAAAAATATGACAAATCTAATATGTATGGCTTTAATAATATGCCCGTTGGAACTTGGTTTGTTCAAGTATCTGCAGAAAACAATCCTGAAATTTGGGAAAAAATAAAAAACAAAGAAGTACGAGGATTTAGCATTGAAGGTTATTTTACAGACAAATTAATTGAGCAATCAAAAGAGGTTGATATACTTGATGAAGTTTGTGAGGATTGTCCTGATGAGGTTATGTTGGGAAAAATAAAAAATCTCATTTTAGCTAATGAATTAAATCCTGTTGGAAGTTTAGATGGTGAGCCATTATTTAGAAATAAAGAAGAAGCAGAAATATATGCAGAAATGTTTAAAGGTTGCTCAGGATCACATCCTCATAATGTAGATGGTGTTAAGTTATATATGCCCTGTGTAGATCATTCTTCTGCTACTATGCGTGAAGAAATGGAAGGTGACCACGACAAAAAAAAGAAACGAAAAAGAAAATACAAAATGTTAGAATATGTATCATTTGCTAAAAGAAAAGCAATGTTAAAGTATTCTTGGGATGATTGTATGAAAGATCAAATAAAAGAATACGGAAACAAAGAAACGGCTGCAAAGGTCTGTTCAGCAATTAAAAACAAGACTGTCAAGAGATAGAAAATAAACAATACTAATACTTTTATATATATTAATGTTATGGGAACAATCGAAAAAATTTTAAATATCTTAAAAATGAAAAACGAACCAAAATCTTATTCTGTAAAATTTTATGCAGAAATGAAACTTGATGACGGAAGGGTTGTCGCTAC